GGTTATACGAAATTATTGCCAAAAGGGGTTAAGTAGTTGATAATAAAGGACTTAGGTTAAATGGAGATATATGTAGGCTTTAAAGACGCCGACGGTAATCCATCTGACGCTTTACATAGCCAGAAGAGACTTCTTGAGACCAGTGAGAAGCATATTTTAGCTGCGGGTTCACTTGGTTGGGGAAAGACTGACTGGTTAGTAGTTCAAGCTGTCATCGAAGCATTGTCCTTTAAACGTAATGTTATTCTGTTAGGCAGGAAAACATTAAGTGCCTTAAAAAAATCGACTCTAGTATCATTTTTCGACCTCATAGACCCAAAATTAGTCAAGAGACACGATAAATCTGAGCAGAGCATTACATTTTTGAACGACTCTAAAATATTTTATATGCAATTAGACGAAAGCCGTGAAGCTATGCAGAAGGTGAAATCTATGAACCTTGGCTCTGTCATGGTTGACCAGATTGAAGAGATAACAGAGAATGTTTGGATTGCATGTATTGGTCAAATGCGCCGTAAGAACGCTTCAAGGAGAAGTTTTGCTACCGCAAATCCTAATGGACACTCGTGGGTGTGGAAGCGATGGATAAAGAGAGGTGGTCGAAAGGACTACTATTGTGAACAGGGAGCTATTTGGCGTGAGAATACTCCTCCTCCTTCTTCTCAAGACGAAGTGACTCCTTTAAACTGCGATAATCCAAATCTGCCATGGGATTATATTGTAGACCGTTTAGCTCAACCTGAAAGATGGGTGCGGCGATATGTATTCGGTTCTTGGGATAATTTTGAAGGGCTTGTTTGGTCTGAGTTTGATGAATCAACACACTTAGTTAAGCCGTTTGAGATTCCTGCATGGTGGAATCGATATGTAGTCCTTGACCACGGACACAGAAACCCAACAGCAGTTCTATTTTTCGCTGTTGACGGCGATGGCGATGTGTATATATATGACTGTCACTATGAAGCTGACCAGTGGATTGACTACCATGCTGAAGAGATTTGGCGTAAAGTAGGTCAAGATGCTATTACAAGATGGTTAGCAGACCCCAGCATCTTTCATGTTAGGGGCGGGATGTCTACCGATGTCAGTATTGGCGCTCAGTATGAGGACTACGGTCTTTTCTGGGAGAAAGCTGATAATGATAAGCAGGCAGGAGTTGACAGAGTAGCTAAGTATTTAACTATAGACCCCAATTTGGGGAAACCAAGACTTTTTGTATTTGATAAGCCAGCCTTAGACCCGTTTATTGATGAGATAACCAATTATAGATGGGAAGACGTAGGCAAGGGGCTTACAAATGTCAAAGAAGAGCCTCGAAAGAAGGACGACCACGCAATGGATTGTTTACGGTATGCGGTTAACTTTTTTGAGGAAAGTGGATTTAGAATACCACATTCAATACCGCCTGAATGGTTAACTGGTTCAGGTTCACAAAAAAATAGCTGGAAGCTAATGTAAAGGAGACCGTAATGGCAAAAGGTAAAAAGAAACGTAAAGATGAAGAGGGGTATAAAAAGAAAGATAAGATGACTAAGTTTGCGTCTTTAGGATATGGATTTGCAAAAGTGATGGGTTCTGACTCATTTAGTATGTCTAATTTTGGCTCCCCATTTAAGGGCAGCTCAAAGGCGAAGTTTATACCTTCGATTTTTGATAAATCAGACTCAAAGACTACCAGTTCAAAAACAGACTCAGCTCCATCTAAACCTGTTGTACAACCTAAACCTAAACCTGACCCTAAACCTACTCCGAGTAAAGACCAATCTAAACCAAAAGCAGAATATCAGTCTTTTCAGGCTTGGACGATGGCTCAGGAAAAAGCTGGCGTGCGATTTAAAAGCAGAGAAGAACATCAAAAGGCTTATGACGCATACGTACACGACTACAAGAGTAGCAATGGTGGCGAGAGGATGAAACTTGAAGAACAATCACAGAAGAAGAAGAAGAAACCTTAATGCGTGGCTGAAACTACTTTTAACGCTAATCTGGAGGTTTCACTCCAGAAAGGAGACCGTAAGAAAATGCCTATGGGAGAATATGGCTACGGAGCCAAAAAGAAAAAACGCAAGAAAAAGGGACGCTTTGTTGTCGGTGAGAACCATGATTATTCTAAGCCAGCAATGACGTGTGTAGGGACAGATACCCCTAATGACAGCGGAGCTAGGAGAACATAATGGCTAAAAAAGAAGAAGAAACCCCAAAAGGTGGTGGAGTATTAGCTAATCCTGCGCTAGATGTTTTGAAATCTGAGAAATTTGCCTCTGATTTTAGGAATCTTAGCATGGAATTGGGGTCTGATTGGGCTAAATCTCGCTCAAAGCGTTATAAAGAGATGTCTGAAATGGCTGGTTTAGATGCTCCAGATGAGTATTTAGAGCCTCCAAATCACATGGATGATGACATAACCAGCGTTTACCTTAATGATAAGAACAATCCGAAAGATAAATAATGGCTGAAACCTTAAAAGACGGGTTCAAACCTGCTAATTTCAACAAGAATGACCAAAGACTTGCTGAGGTGCATGAGATATATGCGCATTTAGAGTATGGTAATAGGGCTGATATGGACAATTTTAAGCAGTCCATGGCTTACTATACGGGTTCAGGTCAGTGGTCTGAGCTTGAAAAACAGCAGTTAGAGTCTGAGGGCAGACCTCCACTTACTTTTAACTTTATATTTGCCAAGGTTAATACGGTGGCAGGGTTGGAACAACAGATACGTAGTGGCTTTAAGGCAACTCCGTATGGAGCCGAAGATGCTGACCTAGCAATGTTAGCAACGTCTCTTTTAAAACATGAAGACCATAATAAGCGCATACAGAAAGTATTTTCTCGTGCGTTTAAAACAGCTATCCAGTGTGGTCGTGGCTGGGTTGAAACAACATTAGAGCAAAAGGTAGGCGAGGCAACTATGTCTAACCTTGTTCGTAATGAGAACGTGTTCAATGTATACAAAGACCCAGACTCTAAGGAGAGGGATTTGTCTGACGCAATGTGGATTTCTCGTCAGAAGTGGTTATCAATCCCTCAACTTAAAAAGACATTTCCAGATAAGTTTATGAAGATGTCTGAGAAGGATATTGCTACCCTGTTGAATTTTTCCGGTGACTATAGGCGACCAATGACCCATGTGGAGTATGAGAATGACTATTCGACGAGTAGTAATATACATGATTTTAGTAGTTTTGTTGATACCGATAAAAGGCGTGCTAAGATTGTGGAATTATATACAAGACGCACTGAAACGGCGTGGTATGTAATAGCAGGTAGTAGTGGACAGACCTTTGATGCTAAGAATAAGAAGGAAGCAGAGAAGCATGCTGCTGAATTGAATAAGGTAGCAGAAGAAGCTGAGATGATAGAGAGGTTTAGCGTCGTTTCTATGCCTGTCAGTAAGATATATGTTGACATCTTCTCTGGTAATTTTATGATACAGAAGGAGGAATTGCTCCCATATAAGCATGGTCAGTTCCCACTTACTCCTATTTATGCCTATTTAGAGGACACAGGAGAAAAGATTGAGAACTTTGGTATCATAAAGAACTTAATTGACCCCCAAGATGAGAAGAATAAACGCCATAGTCAGTTCACTGACATATTAAATAGGGCGCCAAAGGGTGGCGGATTCTTCCAAATGGGTGCAGTAGACCCTGAAATGATTAAATCTCTCTCAACTCCCGGCGCTTGGGTGGGTGTTAGAGGGAATATGAAGGATAAGATTATCCCATCTACTGCTAATTATATAGGTATTCTGGGTCACTATCAGTGGTTAGAACAGTCGTCCATTGAAGATGCTAAGGAAATTAGCGGTATCAATGACAGCTTGATAGGAATACCTACCAATTCGAGGGAAAGTGGTGTTGCAGCGCAGACTCGTATACAACAAGGCTTGACAACTTTGCAAGAACTTTTTGATAATCTGAATACAGCGAAGCAGAATATAATGTATCAGGTACTATCTAATATTCAACAGTTCTATGAGCCTCAGAAGATACAGCGTATTGTTGGTGTATTAAATAGTAATAATCCAGCGCAGTATGTGAATGCTACCGCAGAACTCGTAACTAAATTTTATGATATACAGTATGATATATTTGTTGATGAGGGTGAAAGCTCACCAACAGCAAGAATTGCGTCAGTACAATCCGCTAAAGAGTTGTTGCAGTACGCTACTGCCATGCCTCCTGCTGCGGTAATGACGATAGTAAAAGCCATCATCGATATGTCAGAGTTTCCTCAAAAACAGGAAATTCTCGAACAGTTAGCACAGAATGAGCAAATGGCTCAAATGGCTGCTATGATGGGTAACGAAGAAACCCCTACTCAGGGTCAATAAGACAAAGTAGAAAGGAGCCATGATGGCTGATACAAACGAGGTAAAAGTGATTAAGGAAGAACAAACTATTGTTGAAGGGGAAACTCCAGAGGTTAAACCTGTGGATGGATTTTCTCATTTAACTGAGGAAGACCTTAATCCTGATTACGAACCACCGAAGGAAGCTGAACCTGATAAGGTAGACGAAAGCGTTAAGACTGAATCGTCGGATGATTCAGAAAATGCTGAAGTTAACACCAAGGAAGAAGAAGTTAGTTCTGAAGAGTGGAATATCAATGGAACAACGT